GTTATCAGTCACACGCCGGTTGCCGATGTGCCCGCCGGTACGATCGTTCGGCAGGACTACTGGGTTGGCGTCGCGAAGCAAGCCATTCCCGCCGGCAAGAAGGGCGCTCTGTCGGTCGTCGGTATTTTCGATTTTCCAAAGCCGGAAGGCGCCGGCGTCGAGTTCGGGTTTGGGGGCGACGTGTACTGGAGCGAGTCCAACGGAATTGCCTACCCAGGATCGCTCGATCCAGGCGACGTGTTCATCGGCCATGCGGTGGAAATTGCTCCGGACGCCTCGCCGACCGTCCGCGTTCGACTGCAGTACGCCCCCAACATGCATAGTGCGTGATCGATGCCGGACCTCCTTCGCGACGGACAAGTTTGGCTCGCCGATCAACTCCACGAGCATGTGGCGACCGAGGTTGTTTACCGTCGCGGCGTCGAGGAAATCACGATTCGAGCCACGATCGGCCGGACGCTGCTCAAGCTCGACGACGGCTTGGGCGGCGTCCGGATGGAGTGGACCGACCGGGACTATTTAATCCGTGCGGAAGACTTGGCGACGGGAGGGAGCCCGGCGCCGCCTCAGCGCGGCGACCAGATTCGAGAAGTGGTAGACGGTGAGACCCTCGTCTACGAGGTCCTCGCCCCCGGCGGCGAACCGCCTTGGCGCTGGGCCGACCCGCACCGGCAGATGTACCGCATTCACACCAAGCAGATCGCCTGATGGATCAAACCACCGTCTCCGCCTTCGATCATGGCACGATTCGCGTCGGCTCGTCGCTCGCCACGGCGGCGCCGCTGTGGATCAAGCCGTACAAGTCCATTGGCGTCGGCCTGCCAGCGACGGGCGCGTTCGACGTCTATGCAAGTTTCGATGGCGTTGCGTATTTCGCGTTTGAGTTCGGATTGGTGATCGAAGAGCAGTTCATGAAGTGCTGGCAAGTAAGCATTCCGGCTCAGTGGCTGAAATTCGTCGGCCGCTCGACCGTCGACACCGAAGGCCTGCCCGACGGCACGATGCTCGCCTGGGGAGGCAAGTCGTAGATGGCCACGATCATCGACATCGCCGACTCGGTCGTCGCCGAGCTCAACGGCCACGCGTTCAGCCAACCGGTGACGGCGGTGCGGCACTACGCCCCGCAGTTCGAGCTGGCCGAGATGACGACGCTCCATGTGACGGTCGTTCCCAAGGGGCTTAGCTCGACGTCGCTCGACCGGACGAGGGACACGTTCGAGTACCAAATCGATCTGGCCGTGCAGCAGAAGGTCGATCAGGCCAATCCGCCGCTCGATGCGCTGATGACGCTCACTGAGGAGATTGCGGATCACTTCCGCAGGGGTGGGCTGGCGAGTTTTCCCGCGGCGCGGTGTACGGCGGTGACGAACGAGCCGGTGTTCGCTCCGGAGCATCTTACTGAGCTGGGCCAGTTCACCAGTGTGCTGACGCTCACGTTCAAGGTATTTCGATGATCACGACGCGCGCTAAGACGAAGTTCGACAAGCAGAAGGTGCTGCTGAAGACCAAGCAGGCGAATATTTCCAGCCTCGGCCACGCCGGCGCTGCGCTGCGACTGACCGCCCGCCGCAGCATCCGCGCTCGCAAGAAGGCGTCGCCGCCCGGCACGCCGCCGCATACGCGCCGCGGCCAACTAAAGCGGGCGATCGCCTACGCCGTCGACAAGCAGCGCGCCGTCGTGGCGATCGGCCCGGAGCGCGACGGCGTCGGCACGAGTGGCTCAGCCCACGAATTCGGCGGCCGTTATCGCCGCGAGCGTTATCCCAAGCGGCCCTACATGGGGCCTGCCCTCGAAAAACTCCAGGACCGCCTCCCCGATTTCTGGGCCAACTCGGTCCGTTAACGAAGGAACACGCCCATGGCCATTCGACTCGGCCTCGACGCCAAACTCTACCGCAACACCGGCACGATCGGCAGCAACATTTGGTCAGAGGTCAGTAACGTCCGCGACGTCACGCTGAACCTCGAAACGGGCGAGGCGGATGTCACCACCCGCGGCAACGACGGCTGGCGGGCCACCGTCGGCACGCTTAAGGACGCGGGAATCGAATTCGAGATGGTGTGGGACACCGAGGACGCCAATTTTACCGCGTTCAAAGACGCCTTCTTTGACGGCACGCCGATCGAGCTGCTTGTGGCTGATGGCAGCATGGACGCCGCCGGTGCGCAAGGGCTGCGGGCCGTCTGCCGGATCATCACGTTCACCCGCTCCGAGGCGCTCGAAGAGGCGCTCACCGTAAGCGTCACCGCCAAGCCGACCTACTCGACCACGCCGCCGGAGTGGGTCACCGGTCCAATCGATTTTGACGCCTGATAGGAGAGTCGTATGCACACCTTCGCCGACAACCTGGGCCGCACGTGGTACGTCGCGATCAACGTCGCCACGATCCGCCGCGTTCGAGCTGCGCTCGACGTCGATCTCTACGCGACGGTCGACGACGGCATGCAGGAGTTGGGGAAGCTTGTCTCCGACCCGGTGCGGCTGGCCGACGTGCTCTATGTCCTCTGCAAGGACGATGCTGAGGCGAAGAACATCAGCGACGAGGATTTCGGACGGGCGCTGGGGGGCGACGCAATTGCGGCGGCGGCCGAGGCGTTGGTGGAGGAGCTCGTTGATTTTTTCCCCGAGGAGCGGAGCCGGGCGGCGCTCCGCCGGGTGATCGAGGCGGGCCGCCAGGTACGGACCAAGCTGCTGGAACATGCCGAGACGATGCTCGACGAATTGAACGTGGAGTCTTGCGCGAGCGCATTGATCAGTTCGTCCTCGAGCTCGCCGGCGTCATCGGCGTCGACCCCGGGGGCTTCACCCTCCGGGAACTCGTCGTGATGGCTGAGGCCCGGAGCCGCCAGGCGTGGAATCACACCTCGGCGCTTCTGGCGATGCTGGCCAACGTCCATCGCGATGGGAAAAAGACCCGCGCGCTGAAGCCGGCCGACTTCCATCCGCACCGGCGCGAGCGGCGCGTCGCCGGCAAGGTGGGGATTAGCGTCTTGAAACAGGTGTTCGTCGATCGCAAGCCGGGAGGGTAATCGTTGGCCAGTACATCGAACATCCGCGCCGGCGCCGCTTACATCGAGCTGTACGCCAAAGACAACCGGCTCACCAAGGGGCTTAACGCCGCATCCGCGAAGCTGAAGGCGTTCGGCGCGGGGATCACGTCAGTCGGAACGAAGCTCGCGGGAATCGGTGCGGGGATCGTGACGCCGTTCGTCGGCGCGGCCAAGGTCTTCGCCGATATCGGCAGCGACCTACTCGATATGAGCCAGCGGACCGGCGTGTCGGTCGAGGCGCTCTCCGAGCTGGGATTCGCCGCCGATCAGACAGGCGCCGATATGGCGACTCTCGAAGCGGGCCTGCGCCGCATGCAGCGCACCATTCTCGATGCCTCTGATGGGATGGCGAGCGCTGTGGACTCGCTGGCGCACCTCGGGCTGTCGGTCGACCAACTCCAGAGCCTGTCGCCAGAGGACCAGTTCAAGCTGATCGCCGATCAGTTGTCGCAAGTCGAAGACGCCACGATGCGGGCTGGGCTCGCGATGGTACTGCTCGGCCGCTCGGGGACGCGGCTCTTGCCGCTGTTTCAGGAAGGCGCCGCGGGGATCGAAGAACTTCAGCAGCAGGCCCGCGAACTGGGGCTCACCATCTCGACTGAAGATGCGGCAGCCGCCGAGGCGCTTGGCGACCAGATGGCGACGCTCTGGACCGTCATGAAGCGAGCCGTCTTCACGATCGGCTCGGCGCTGGAGCCGCTGCTCTCGCTACTCGCCGACACGCTCACCCGCGTCTCGACGACCGTTTCGGCCTGGATCGCTGATAACCGGCAGCTCGTGATGACCGTCTTCAAAGTCGGCGCTGCCGTGCTCGCCGCCGGGGCGGCGCTGGTCGCCTTGGGCGCATCGATCAGCGGCCTGGGCGTGGCGCTGGGCGGGATCGCCACGCTCATCACGACGGCCGGCGCCGCGATCGGCACGCTGGGGACGATTCTTGCGTCATTACTGTCACCCATCGGGCTGGTCATCACGGCGGTCGGGTCGCTCGCCGGCTACATCATCTACGCCAGCGGCGCGGGCGGCGACGCGCTCACCTGGCTCGGTGATCAGTTCGGCGTGCTAAGGGAGACGGCACTCGCCGCCTGGAAGGGGATCGGCGATGCGATGGCCGCCGGCGACTTGGCCCTGGCGGCGAAGATCCTCTGGCTCACGCTGAAGATGGAGTGGCAGCGCGGCGTCAACTTCCTCGAGGCCCGTTGGCTCGACTTTAAGGGCGTGATCGTCGGCGTCTGGCAGAGCGCGGTTTTCGGTATCGCGCGGCTGATGACCGACGCTTGGGCTGGCCTGCAGGTAGCCTGGATCGAAACGATCGGCGTCTTGTCGGATGCCTGGACGGGCTTCATCGGGTTTCTGCAGAAGGGTTGGAACCACTTCGCCGGGTTCTTCAAGAAGGTCTGGGCGCGAATCAAAGGGCTGTTCGGCGACACCGACGCCGACGCCGAGATTGCCCGCATTAATACTGAAGTCGCGCAGCAGGACCAGGCGATCGCTGCGAGTCGCGACGCGAAGATCCTTGAACGCGAACGCACTCGGCGCCAGGAACGAGACCGGATCGAACGCGACCGCGTCGGCGCCCAGGGCGCGCTGGACGACATGCAGTCGACCGAGCAGGCCCAGCGCGAGGCGAAGCACCGTGCGGCGCTGGCCGCCTCGGAGACTGAGCTGGAGAAGGCCCGGCGCGAGTGGCAGGAGGCGCTCGCCAGCGCTGCCGAGAAGCGGGCTGACGTCGAGACGCAAGGCCCTGAGCGGTTGAAGGGTCCGGCCGCCGAGCTACCCACGCCCGAATCGCTCGACGCTTCGATCGAGGGGACGCGTAAGAAGATCGACGTCGTCGGCTCGTTCAACGCGCTGGCACTCCGCGGTCTCGGCGCCGATTCGCTCTCGGAGCGCACCGCCAAGGCGACCGAGCAGGTCGCTGCCAACACGAAGGCCCTGGTGCGCGAAGCGCAACACGGCGGACTTGTCTTTAGCTAAGGAGTCCGCCATTGGCCACGATCCGCGAACGCTACGACAGCCGTGAGGCAACCGAAGGGGCCGAAAGCCCGTCGGTTGACCTTATATATAGTGTCGAAGGCACCGAAGACGACGCGGCGGTGCGGGCGCTCGTCGAAGCGACGATCCCCGGCTTCTACGCCGGGCTGAGCTTCCAGACCTATCACATCAACCACCAAGGCGGCGGCGTCTGGGAAGTCACGGCCCGCTACGGCAAGAAGGAGCCCAAAGAAACCGGCGAATCATCGTTTTCCTTCGACACCGGCGGCGTCACCGCCCACATCACGCAGTCGCTCTCGACCGTCAACAAGTACGCCTCCTCGGGCACGGCCCCCGATTGCCAAGGCGCGATCGGCGTCACCGGCGACTCGGTCGAAGGGACCGACGTCACCGTCCCGGTCTACAACTTCACCGAGACGCACTATCTCCCCGACAGCGCGGTTACCGGCGCTTACAAGCTCACGCTATTCCAGCTCACCGGGCGGGTGAACAACGGCGTCTTCAAAGGTTTTGCGGCGGGCGAGGTTCTGTTTCTCGGCGCCAGCGGCGCCAAGCGCGGCACGGAAGACTGGGAGATCACCTACCGCTTCGCGGCGAGCCCCAACGTAGCGGGCCTGTCGGTCGGACCGATCACTGGCATCACAAAACTCGGCTGGGACTATCTCTGGGTCCGCTACGCCGACGCTGAAGATGAAAACGTCCTGGTGAAGCAACCGATCGCCGCCTACGTCGAGCGGGTCTACGAACTCGGCAACTTCGGCGCTTTAGGGATCGGAGCGTAGATGGCGGGCGATTCCCTCAAGAAGGTGCAATCTGGCGATCAGCTTCGCATTCCAGCCGAGGCGTACAACGCGTTCGTCGATGCGGTGCGCTCCACCCGCTCGCAGCACACCCTCGGCGCGGAAGCGCAAGGTGTCCTGCGGCAGACGACCGTCGCCAAGGTGAAGAACAACACCGGCGCCAATCGCGAGCGGTTTTCGATTGTGGCGCTCGACGCGCCGATCGTCGCGCCTTCGGCCAACGAACAGGAGTTTCTTCGGCAGACGACCTTCAGCGGCGTACTGCCGGCCACTGGTTACGAAGGCCGCTTTGGCGTGCTGCTCGAGCCGCTCGCCCCTGGGAAGATCGGACTGGCCGCGGTGGCTGGCGTCATGCCCGTAAAGCTGTTCCTCAACGGGTCGGTCATCTACGACCACGCGGAGATCTGGCCCGGTTCGAGCGAGGTCCTGCACAATGTGCCGCACGGTTCGGCGCGGGTGCTGTGGGTCGAGCCCAGCGGCGGACTGGTGCGGTGGGCGGTCGTGCGGATCGATGACGGCGATTACGAAGCGCACGTGCTGGTGACCAGCAACATCCCCGACGCTGGCGGGATGTTTCCGGGGCTGGTGCAACGGTATGTCGGCGGCGGTTGGGTGACGCTGTTTCCCTGTAAGGCGATGGACATCAACTGATGAACGGCCCGCGTCGTTACCTGGCGAAACATCTGGCAACCGACGGGGGCGTGCCGCTCTATGGTTACGGGTGCCGCACGCCGGACGAGAGCCAAGCTGGGCGGTCGCTGATGCGCTACCTGGGGATGCAAGGCGGCATGCCGCTTTACGGGTTCTCAAGTTGCGAGTTTCCGCGGATCGGGCGGTTTCTCATGCGCTATCTCGGCATCGATGGAAGCGGGCTTCCTCTCTATGGACTCGGTTGCTGCGGTCATGAATCGTCGAGCGGTTCGTCGGGGAGCTCGGGCTCCAGCGGGAGCAGCGGCTCATCGGGTAGTTCGGGGTCGGGTAGCGGCGCGTCGGGATCGCAGAGCGGCGGCGCGTCCGGCGGTTCAGGCTCTGGCGCCGGTTCGCATTCAGGCAGCGGCTCGATCGGCTCCGGTTCGGGCGTTGGTGGCTCTGGTTCAAGCGGCTCCTCGGGGAGCTCTGGCTACAGCGGGTCGAGTGGGTACAGCGGCTCCTCAGGGTACTCGGGCTACTCAGGCTATAGCGGCTACTCGGGGTACAGCGGGTACTCAGGATCGAGCGGTGCCTCGGCCGGCTCTTCGGGTTTGGGTTCCAGCGGCGCAGGATCAAGCGGCGGTGATTCAGGGAGTGGTGGCTCCGAGAGCGGTGGCTCGCTCGGCCCATCGGGCGCGAGCGGATCGCAGAGCGGCGCATCGGGCAGCGGACCTGGGAGCGGCGCTTCAGGCGGCTCCGGTGGAAGCGGCGGATCGGGCGGGAGCGGAGCGTCAGGCGGTAGTGGAGGCTCTGGTTCCGGTGGCGGCGGATCAAGCGGCGGTGGCGGCTCAAGTGGAGGCGGTTCCGGAGGCGGTGGCTCAAGTGGCGGCGGAGGCGGTTCCAGCGGCGGCGGTTCGTCCGGGGGCGGATCTTCGGGCGATGGCTCTTCCGGCGATGGATCGGGCGACGGTTCCTCGGGCGACGATGGCGGCTCCTCTGGCGACAGCGGCCCGTCGAATTCTTGCCCCGACGAAGGCTGGCAGATGTCCGCCAGCGGCGGCGCCAGTTGGAGTGGCGGCGGCTGGGTGCTGCGGATCAGTTTCGAGACCTCCGAGAACTGCGGCGGCTCCAACGCCAACGTCCAGTCTGGCTACGCCTCCCGTCGCGTCTGCCTCACGGCGGCGTCGCGGCTCACCGTCCGCATGAGCGGCAACGTCGAGACGCACAACGCCGGCTACGAATTGGCCGACGCGCGGGTCGACGGCGGCATCATCTGCGCCGGCGGCTCTTACGGCGAGCTGGGCCAGTGCGCCATGCGAGAGGCGAATGCCGATGGCTCCGTTGACCTCGAAGCCGGCGATCACCTCATTGAACTGTCGGCCAGCACGGTCGACGAGCTCTATCACACCGGCGCCTACTGGCGCTACGACCTCAGTTGGGAGCCCCTATGACGATCTCAACCCTCGACGCCTCGCTCGAACTGGCTCGGCCGACCCATTGCGCCGCGGCTACCGACCGGATGCCGGTCGATGAGATGATCCGCCTCATCGACGCCGCCCCGCCCGGCCCCTGGCCGTGCGGCTGGGCGACCTGGCAAAACGTGATCGAAGCACACAGGCAGTTAGCCGACCGCTTTATCGAGTCGCTCACCCCCAGTCGCCATGCCTACCCGCAAGAGCGCGGCATCGTCATCGCCGGCGGCGGCTTGAAGTATTTCCCCAGCGTCTGGGTAAACGTGAATCTCATCCGCCGCTTCGAGTGCGATCTGCCGATCCAACTCTGGTACATGGGAGACAACGAATGCGACCCCTACATGAAGCGGCTTCTTGCGCCGCTTGGCGTCGAGTGCGTCGACGCCCGCAAGCTTGAGCTGGAGCACCCCTGCCGCATCTTGTGCGGGTGGGAATTGAAGCCTTATGCCGCGCTCCACTCGCCGTTTGCCGAGGTGCTATTTCTAGACGCCGACAATGGCGTGGTGCGTGATCCGACCTACCTGTTCGACGAGCCCGAGTATCTTCGGACCGGCGCCGTCTTCTGGCCCGACTACGCCTGCTGGACGCTCAAGCCCGACGTCTGGCAAATCTTCGGGATGGACCACATGGCCGATCGGGCCGAGCACGAGCGGGCGTTCGAGTCGGGCCAGTACCTCATCGACAAGCGCCGCTGTGCCAACGAGCTGCGGATGTCGCTCTGGTACGCCGAGCATTCCGATTTCGTATTCAAGCACGTCTACGGCGACAAAGAATGCTTTCATCTGGCGTGGCGGAAGCTGGAGACCGAGTACGCGATGCCGTCCGCCGGCCCGGGGTGGGACGTCCACACGATCGTCCAGTACGACCACCGGGGCGACATCGTCTTCCAGCACCGCTGCCAGGACAAGTGGAAGTTCGCCGGCAACCGGTTCAATGACTCGTTGCGGAACGAGCAGGTTTGCTTCGATCTCGTGGCCGACCTCAAGACCAAGTGGGACGGCGTCCTCTGGAACAACCTGGCGCCGACGGCGGCCGAGCAGCGGACGATCGACGAGCTGGTCGGACGGCGGTTCACCTATCGCCGCATCGGGTACGACGAGCGGGAGATTGTGCTGGACGCTAACGGACTCGTGGGCGAGGGCGCCGACGAGTGCGAGCGGCGCTGGTCGATCAACCACGACGACGGCCAGGAGATACTCACAATCAGCCGCTTTGATCGGCCGACCTGCCATCTCATTCAAGACGAGGACAGTGTGTGGCGCGGTCGCTGGCTGGAGCATGAGCAGATGCCAATCGAACTCTTGCCGGTGGAAGGAGGGCGATAACGATGAGCCACGCAGGATGTTTCCAGGCGTTCGGGCGGGACTTCTATATTGAGCCCGCCAGCGCTCAGTACGCTAACGCCGTCTTCCAGGACGAGTACCAGATCCGCGAGCTGCGGAAGCACGATGTCCGCACGATCGTCGACGTCGGCGCCCACGTCGGCAGCTTCACGGTTCTGTGCCACGAATGGTGGCCGGAGGCAAAGATCGTCGCGGTTGAGCCGCATCCAGAAAGCTTCGAGCTGCTTGAGCGGAACACGGCGCATATTCCTGAAACGCATTTGCTGCGGATCAACGCCGCCATCGCCGCCGAGAATGGTCAGTGCCTCCTGGCATCCGCCGTCTCCAACAGCCGCGTCGGCGAATACGTCGTCGAGCTGTGGAACGTCCTCGACCCTCGCTACGGCGACTTCGGCGTGCGCGTCCCAGCGATCACGACCGAGGAGTTATGGCAGCAGGCCGTCGAGTTCGGCGTCGACGACGTCCATCTCTTGAAGCTCGATTGCGAGGGCGCCGAGTACGTCATCCTCGAAGCGCTCGCCGAGCACGACCGCCTACACGAAGTCGGCTGGATCCGCGGCGAATGGCACGGCCGACGACACCGGAAGCGGCTGATCGACGCCCTCGCGGCAACGCACGTCGCCCACGTCGATCCGAACCCGCCGCATGAATGCGGCCTATTCATCGCCCATCGTCGATAAGGGGTGATCCTTACCCTAACTCAGGGATTCCAGTACCGCATAAAATATGTTGATGACACGGTAGTAGGAGAGCGCACTCGCCGTCGCAAGCAGTAACCAGACGGAGAATCCCACGCTATACGAAAATGACCAGCTTGTTGCAGGCCCAAATTCGACGAGCAACGCCGCGGCGCTATAGCCTGTGAGCAAGAATGACCAACGGATCGCCGTGCGGAGGTAAGCGATGATTCGCTTGTAATATCCACTGCTCTTCAGCTTTTGGATAATCTCTCTGTCGTCAATGCTTACCAAAATCGATTTTGCGGTTGCCAAGAATCCAATGGCAATCCCACCAATGCTCACGATCGCGGCCATGAGTGCGGATGCGGTGGGCGGCAACGCGTACTGACGAAGCACTGGCACGCTGAGATAGATTGCCGCAACAGCGCTGGCAATGAGAACCGGATACCACTTCTCCCAGATCAACGCCACGCTATTGCTCCAAGCCGAACATCTCCTCAAGATCGTCTTTGTTTCGGGCGAATGCCGCCCGCAGAGAATTGGCTCTGTCTTCGTACAAGAGCCTACGGCTTTGAGGATCAGGCACGACATCCGCTTGCTCCGTCAGCCTGTATTCTAGCAGATTTAGGTCTGCTGGCGAATCATCATCGAAGGTCCCTTCGATCTTCAATGCCTCGATATCGCCCGGCGGGGCCGCCGCTCGACTCCACGTAAGGAATCGACGTGCCGCGGCCCGAATGGCTTGGACGGATAGTGATCCCCGCTGCCGCCCCATCGCGACGGTAATGTCGATGACCGGGGCGGTGTCGTTCAGAATTGCGATGGCGTCTGCAGTGTTCGGATTATGAGCAGTCAACAGTTTGGGGTTTGTGACGCCGGCAAAGCGCACATGCATTTTTCGCACGATCTGCAAGCGGTTGAGTGCGACAGCGACATCCGGCTTAAGAACTGGGTGGGCAAAGATCCCGTCAACGCCAGCAAATCGCTCGAGGTATTGCATTAGGCGGCTCGGCGACACACCCATTCGATTGCGCTGAATAGCCAGCACTCTCGTTGCGGGATGTATGAGGAAGGCGGTTTCCTCTCCAATTCCCTCGTCATCCTCAAGGTCCACCTCGTCCACACTTCCGTCCAGACCGCAAATGATTGGAACATCGTTCATTCGGATGCGAATGATCTCGCCAACCCATACGCCGCGAGAGTGCTGCAGCGTCTGAACTCGAAATGGAACGTCGGCAAGCTCCTGCACCCGTGCATTGTCATTTGGTGTCTGATCCACGGCGTTTAGCACGCCGTTGAGGTCAAAACCGTCTGGTCCCTCAATAGAAAAGAAGTCGATTTTCACAGGCGCACTCGCATCGAACGATTGAAAGCTGGCGATCCCTATTTCCGAACGAAGAGTTGACCAGCCGCCGATTGACCTCCACCGGCGGATCGCTTATCCATAGGGCACCTACTATAACATCCTATATGCCCCTCGGAAGCCTGAGAGCATGACCGTGACCAAGGAACAGGATGTCAGCCGGCTGGTCCGAACGCTACGAGAACGGCTTTCGCTGACACAGGAACGATTTGCGGGAAAGCTGGGCGTTACCTTCGCCACCGTCAATCGCTGGGAAAACGGACGATCGAAGCCCTCGCCGCTCGCGATGAAGCAACTTGGTGAGCTGGCGACAGAATTAGGAGCTCGCGGCAAAGACCTCCGCAAGAAGTATTTCAGTGAATGATCGGCGGGATGCCGACGAGCGGTCAGTCGATCGCTCGATCGCAGGGAGAAAAAAGCATGCTAGGACTGACTCTTCGCGATGAGTTCAAGGGACGCCGCCTCAAGGGAACGGCGATCGAGCTCACCAACAACAACAACACGGGCGCCACGCAGATCCCGGCCGCAGACTTCCTGCGCATCACCTATCCTTCGACCGATCTGCTAAAGACGCTCGAAGCTGCCGGGCCGAACCAGGGGCGGCCGGTCACGCTCAAGGGCGAACGTGGTCAGGGCAAGTCGCACCTCATGGCGGCTCTGTACCACGCCCTCACGGACGTCGGCTCCACGCAGCAATGGCTCGATCATTGGGCAGGGCTGCTTCCTGGCGCCAAGATCGACGGCATCAAGCTGCGCGGCGGCATGCATGTCATCAGCGAAAGCCTCCATCGTCATCGCTACAAGCATCTCTGGGACCTGTTATTCGAGAACCACCCGCACGGCGGCTATTGCAAAGGCAAGTGGGAGGGTCTCGGCGCGAAGAAGCCGGACGTACCGAGCGATGAAATCCTGCTGGAGATGTTCCAGCACACGCCGACCGCGCTAATCCTCGACGAGTTCCAAACGTGGTACGACGGCCTAACCAACACCAAGCAGTACCCGTATCGCACCTGGGCGTTCAACTTCGTCCAGTTACTTTCGGAAATCGCCAAGGAGCATCCTGATCTATTGGTGTTGGTCGTCTCGGTCCGTAACGGCAACACCGACGCTTTCCAGCAGATCCAGCGCGTCAATCCGGTCATCGTCGACTTCAAAGGTCCCGGCGCCAAGAGCGATCGCCTCCGCCTGCTACTCCACCGCCTCTTCGAGAATCGCCTGCAGGTTGGCGTCGACCAAATCGCCTCGCTCACAGGCGCGCACGTCGCCGAGTATTTCCGGCTCAAAGACTCGCCGCCAGCCGAGCATGAGCGATTGCGAGCCGAGTTTCACGAAGCTTGGCCGTTCGCGCCGCACCTCATGCAACTGCTCGAAGATCAGGTGCTTATCGCCACGCAGGCCCAGGGCACGCGCGATCTCATTCGTATCCTCGCCGACCTATTCAAGCGCCGCGGCGAGGAGGCGCCCATCATCACCGCCGCCGATTTCCGGCTCGACGACGAGGACAGTGGCATCACGGCTCTGCTGGACGCCGTCGCCAACCACCACCACCAGAAACTACGCGAAAAGGCGATTCGCAATCTAGAGGCAGTCAAAGACGCCGTGGCCGCCACCGGGCAAAAGCTCCCGCACCTCGAAGGCGTCATCGGCGCCCTCTGGCTACGGTCGCTGGCCGAGGTGAACCAATCGGGCGCCGATCAGGCGACGCTCCACGTCGACGTCACCCGCGACAAGCCGGTTAACGACAACGCGTTTCACGTCGAGCTGGCGACCATCGTCGAGAACAGCTTCAACATCCACGAGGACGGCAATCGCTACATCTTCAAGGAAGAAGAGAACCCGCAGGCGAAGCTCATCGCCAGCGCCCGCAACGACAAATTCTTCGTCGAGGGCGAAGACATCGCTCACCTGGGCCGCGAGGTGCGGTACGTCATCGCAGGCAGCACCGATGTCGCCAGCCGCTTCCGCGTCATCGTGCTTCCGCAGTACTGGAAGAAGGAACCCTGGGAAAAGGTCGACGAACCCGACCAGCCAAGCCAATGGGACGAACGCATTCCCATTCTCGTGCTGCCCGAAAGCCCCCCGAAGATCGAAGCCACGCTGGGGCAATGGCTACGCGACAACCTGCAGAGCAACCGCAACGTCGTTCGCTTTCTTATCCCGCAGGATGGCAGCACCAATATCTTCGGCGATCGCGACCTCGTCGTACTAGCTCGCTGCGTGTACCTCGCCGAGCAGTGGAAGGCCCAGAATCCCGAGTACGGCCGGCTGCAGACCAAGTACCAAAAGGAGCTGCGAGAAATCCTCAAGTCGCGCTTCGACCGGTTCGCCATCATCTCAAACTGGAATTTCCAAGAGCCGGCCAACTGCCGCTTCCACGTCGAGAGCCACAAGGCCGAGGGAACCAAGATCCCCGACGCTATCGACAAGCACATCGTCGAGCACCTGTTCATTCCAGAGGACTTCCGCGACTTCATCCTTGCCGCAGCGCCAAACAACGAATCTGCCGGCAAGCTCGTCAAAGAGCTGAAAGAGCCGCGCCCAGGCGGCCAAGATTGCATCCCCTGGCTGGGCGAAACGCTCGTTAAGGAACGCATCATCCGCCTGTGTGCCAAAGGCCTCATCGCCATCAACCTCCGCGGCATGGAATACCTCCAGGTCGCGGACGGCGAAACGGAAGAAGCCGCCTGGAAGCGCATGCGGGGCAAGCTCGGCACCGGCAAGCACCTCGACGAAACACATATTCTCTTGCCGCAAAACGTGCCCGCCACAGGCGGCGTCACACCGCCTGCCGGCGGCGGCGGGACTGGCGGTCTATTTCCCGAGCCCGGCGGCACAGGCGCGGGCACGGGCGTCACACCGCCCGGCACCGGCGTGACCCCAGGCGACAACGGCGCCGGCACAGGCGTTCCGGGTGGCGGCGCGCCCGCCGGCGGCCCGACGCCGGGCGGCATCTTCGGCGGCGGCGGCAGCTTCGTCGACGTCGCCATCCCGGCCACCTCCGCGCTCAATCTGCTCGGCAAGATCGAGTCGCAGGGGATCAAGCCCGGCACGCAGCTTCGATCGCTCAACGTGAAGGTCGAGAAGCTCACGGGCGCTCAGCTCCAGGAGCTGCTCAAGAAACTCCCCGACGGCATGACCTACGAGTTAGGTCTCCAGAAGGAGCAACAACAATGAGCCTCGACTACGACCTCGTCAAATCGCTTCAGAACCAGGCGCCTGCGGATGCGTGGGCGTCGATCTTCGGCCGGGCCTGGGAGGTTTGCTCGCCGCCGATCGATGCAAGCAAAGCACACGGCGAAGTGACACGCCGCGATCGAACGGTAGGCGACCTCGACCTCTATCTTGCCACGGCAGGTTGGGATCTCTGGTCCGCCTACGAAGCGTCGGTTCCGCTTACTTCGAACGCGCTCGCGGCATGGTGGTCAGCTCAATCAGGCGGAAAGGCCGTCCTTATT